TGCTGATGCCTTCATCGAGGATTGTAAGAAACAAGAAAGTCTGTGGCCCAACGGTAAGTATTACACTTACGAGACCAAACAAATCGAACTTGATGGAAACCCTCTGAACGGATACTAAGATAATGGATGACATTGAATACTGCCTCAAGGAAATCATTGATGATGCAACTGCCATGCTCGATGATTGTAAGTCTAACACTGATCCAAGCTCTGATGCTGCTGCTCGTATCATTGACCAAGCAGATCATCTGTGCGAAGCTGTGGATACCTTTTACAGAAACCGAGGAATAAAGTGAACACCGAAGATAAGATGAACGTATGCCGGAAGTTAGCCCATAGCTTCCGGCGGCATGAGCTAACTGATGACCTGATACAAGAAGGTATGGTAGCCCTACTGGAAAGTGAGGCGAGAGGAAACCATAGCCCCGATACCCTACGGATGGATGCCCGGTTAGCCATGCAGAACTTCATATCCCTGAAACAAGGCCCCCTATCTATTCCAACCACTCGGCATACCCGAAGGAATGCTAGAGCTATTAGGAGCGGGTCTGAGGTCTCTGTAGAGGGCATGGACCCTGATACCTACAACAGTCTCAAGACCGCTCTAGGGGCTTCTACGGCCCTTCTAGAGGGTGATGAAGTTATGTATGAGGGCAACACAGAGGAATATATCTGGGTGCAACAAGTCGAAGACTTAATGCGAGAGAAACTTTCTGAGAAAGACTTCCAGATATTCCAGATGCGCTTTGGACCTGAAGAGTTTACACAGGTGGAAGTGGCTAAGGCTCTGGATATGTCAGAGAGGAATGTGAGGCTTAGAGAACACACCATACAGAAAAAGCTATCTCGGCTAAAATAGCACTTCCGGTCCTTTACAAAAAGGATCCTATTACATACTACAGATTGACTAGAGGATAAGATAATGACTGAAATAGGACACCAACCTTGCCCACACCCTGAGTGTAGTAGTTCTGATGCTTTCTGCTACAACACAGTAAAGATGGTTGGTAAGTGCCACAGTTGTGATAGGCCATATCCTGCTAAAGGTGTTGTCTACACAGAAGAGATCAAGCAAAAGTATCCACTCAAACCACTGGATAGAGATATGAACTATGTACCAAAGAACATAAGACCAGCTACTAGCTTGCAAGTTGGTAGTGGTAACTTTGTAGCAGATCGTGGTATTAGCCAACAGACTATGGAGTTTTACGGCGTCAAGACTTACTCCGATGCTGATGGTCCTGTAAAGCAAGAGTACATTTACCCTTCTGGTGGTAAGAAGATCAGGTACTACCCGAAGGCATTCAGTGCAGAAGGCTTACGAGCAGATGAGTTGTTTGGCATGAACCTGTGGAATGCTGGTTCTGCTCGTTATGTTACTGTGACTGAGGGTGAGGTAGATGCTATGTCTGCCTACCAGATGCTCAAGGGTAACTATACCAATCCTGTTGTCTCACTACCAAGTGCTACCCCCTCTAAGGCTCTGTGGGAGAAGTGTGGTCCTTGGTTGGATAGCTTTGAGAAGATTATCCTGTCTGTTGATAGTGACGAAGCTGGTAATGCCATTGCTGCTAAGATGGCCAACCTGTTTCCCAACAAGGTCTACCGGGTGCCTCATGACAAGTACAAGGATGCTAATGAGTTCCTTGAGGCTCGTCAGGCACAGGCATTCAAGAATGCTTGGTATGGTGCTAAGAAGTTCGTACCAGAGAATATCCTCAACACCAGTGAGCAGTTCCTCAGCCTGTATCGGGATACCCCTGAGCATGAGTATGTACCCACAGGTATCCAAGCTCTGGATGACAAGATCATGGGGCTTATGCAGGGTCACTTCACCGTCATCAAGGCACCTACTGGTGTTGGTAAGACCGAGGTAATGCGCTACCTTGAATACAATCTGTTGCAGCAGAAGGTTCCTTTTGCTACTTGGCACCTTGAGGAAACCAAGCTGCGTTCCCTGTTGGGCTTAGTATCGTATCATATGGGTGGCAACGTCACACGTAGAGACTTGATTGATGAGGATACAGGCCCCTTAGTGGAAGAGGCTATCGTTGAACTCACCAAGGATGAGAACTTCTATCAGTTCTACCTTCCTGATGGTCAAGGTGCTGATGATCTTATTGAGCAAATCCGCTTCTTTCGTGAGGCTTGTGGTTGTCGCTTTATCTTCTTCGAGCCTATCCAAGATGTTGTTGCTGGCCTGACAGAAGACGGTAAGGAACAAATCCTTGCAGACCTTTCTGTACGCCTCTCTAAGCTGGCAGCAGAGCTTAACGTAGGCATCGTCACCATTGCCCACACCAACGACAATGGCGACCCTAAGTATTGTAAGATGATTGCACAGCGTGCCTCTGTTATCGTCAACCTCAGCCGCAACAAAGAGGCCGATGAAGAGCAGGAGCGTAATACAACTTTCTTGTCCGTAGAGAAAAATAGACCTTGCGCTGAGGTCGGACATGGTGGTAGGATGTTGTTCGATCCAAAGACATTCATTCTTAAGGAGCTTGCGTGATGACTATTTGGCCTGAGATTATTTCCGACTACCCAGATATGATGGCAGATTGGGAAAGCCTTTCTGCTATAGAGAAAGCAACCATCGAAGAAACCCAGCAGCTAGTTGATGCTTTTGCTGATAAGTACAACAGCTTTGATGAAGATGAACTGCTAGAGTTCTTGGAGCAAACCAGCTATGAAGAGCATCGGCATTCTCCTGCATCTAAGACCTATGGCTTGACCTTTGATGTTAAGTTGAGCAACGGGGTTGTAGCAACGGTAGATACGGACAATCAGTCTATCTTCGTAGACGTGGGGGACGCAGTTGTCTTCACAGTTGTGAACTCCGACCTTTACAACGAACACTTGGAGTTCTGGCTGGACTTCTGGTACGACATTGAGCAGGATGCAGCGTGATGCCCTATAAGGACCGTGAAAAGCAGAGGGCCTACCAGAAGAAATGGGATGCTGCTAAGTACGCCAGACTTGGCGATAAGATGCGTGACTCTAACCGACGTTGGAAGTATGATAATCCAGAGAAAGTTATGTTGTATGCTGCAAGGATCAGAGCCACAGAGAAAGGTATCCCCTTTGACATTGATGTTGAAGATATTGTTATCCCCGATACATGCCCTATCCTTGGCATTAAACTGGAGAAAACATCTGGACAGCCGGGGGCAGGTAGCCCCTCTTTAGATCGTATAGTGCCAGAAAAAGGCTATACAAAAGGTAATGTACAGGTTATATCTCATAGGGCTAATTCCCTCAAAGGAAATGCCACAGCAGATGAGCTTATGGCTGTAGCTAAGTATTGCAAGGAGCAGGAAGATGACGTTTAATGAATGGTTTTGGGAAACGCCCAATGAACATGGCCTTAGTCGGTCTGACTATACTAAAGAGTTCTGTAAAGGTGACAACAAGGCTTTTACAGAAGTGGTGTTGATGATCCAAGAAGCCTACGATTGGAAGAGTGCAGATGATAGTATTTGACATAGAGACTGACGGACTTCTGGAAGAGGCTACCAAAATCCATGTACTCTCTTGGATGGATAAGAATGGTGAAGTCCAGTATACGCATGACCAGTTTATGATGGCTTTGTTGCTCACTCAGGCAGAGACCTTGGTAGGTCACAACATCATCCGCTTTGACATCCCCGTAGTGGAAAAGCTACTCGGTATCAAGGTCAAGGCAAAGCTGGTGGATACACTGGCTCTGTCTTGGTATCTCAACCATGACCGCCCACGTCATGGGCTTGAGGGCTACGGAGAAGACTACGGTATCCCTAAGCCGCAGATCAAGGACTGGAACAACCTGACGCCAGAGGAGTATGCACACCGATGCAACGAAGACGTGAAGATCAACGCAAGGCTCTACAAAGACTTGTCCAGCCAACTGGAGTGGCTGTATCCCGACCAGACGGTACGAGACAGTTTCGTACAATACTTGTCATTCAAGATGGACTGTGCAAGGGAACAGGAAGCTCTGGGATGGAAGCTGGACGTGGCAAAGGCTCAGTCTCACTACGACGAACTTCAGCGGCTCAAAGAAGAGAAAATCGAGCAACTCGCAGAAGCTATGCCGAGGAATAAGGTCTACAAGAAGGTAGAGATGCCTAAGCGTATGACCAAGGCCGATGGTAGCCTTACTGTGTATGGAGAGCGCTGGCACGCCCTGCTACGGGCTGGTGGCCATCCTCGTACCACAGTAGGCCCCATACAGGTTCTGGACAAGGAAGAGCGTGCTAACCCTAACAGCAACGATCAGGTTAAGGCTTGGCTACGGTCTCTTGGCTGGGAGCCAGCTACTTTTAAGTATGCCTTCAAACATGTCTTGGATCAAAAGACTGGCCTTACAGAGAAGGTAGAATACCAGATCGAGCAGGTCAGGGATGGCTCTGAGCTTTGTGAGAGTGTTAAGCTGTTGATTGACAAACACCCTACAGTGGGAATTTTGGATGGCCTGTCGGTTATTAACCACCGTCTCGGTATCTTCAAGGGCTTCCTTGACTGTCACCGGGATGGCTGGCTGAAGGCAGAGATTGCAGGGTTCACTAACACCCTACGGTTCAAGCACTACAAGCCACTGGTCAACCTCCCCGGTGTAGATAAGCCTTGGGGTGCAGAGATACGGGGCTGTCTGACTGCACCAGAGGGGTACACTCTTTGTGGCGCTGATATGACCAGCCTTGAGGACACAACCAAGCGGCACTACATGCAGCCGATTGACCCTGATTATGTTTCAGAGATGAGCAGGGAGGGCTTTGACCCACACCTTGACTTGGCTAAACATGCTGGCGCTGTGACGCAGGAAGACATTGACAGGCACAATAGTGGTGAGGTATCCTTGAAGGCTCTGCGTAAGAACTACAAGGTGGTGAACTACTCAGCAACCTATGGGGTGGGGGCTACCAAACTCAGTCGCACCACAGGGCTGTCTGTCAAGGAATCTAAGAAGCTGCTGGACGCCTTCTGGGACCGTAACCATGCAATCACCAAGCTGGTGAACAGTATGTACCCGAGGGAAAAGGATGGCAAGAAGTGGCTTAAGAACCCTGTCAGTGGCTACTACCACAGTCTTCGTAGCGACAAGGATAAGTTCTCTACCCTGAACCAATCTACAGGGGTGTTCTGCTTTGATAACTGGGTTGCTCTGTGTCGCCGCAATGGTGTGCAGACAATCGGGCAGTTCCATGATGAGATTATTGCCCTTGTAGCAGATGGACAACAGGAACAGACACAACAGACGATGGAGAAGGCTATTGAAACTCTGAACAACAAACTCAAACTCAATGTACCACTCGGTATTGATGCACAATTCGGCAAGAATTACGCAGAAATCCACTAATCTAACTTCCGGTTTATGCCGATTTAGTAGCTATTATATAGTATAGCCAACAAAAGGAGACCCGACATGGCTAAG